GACAAGCATCGCACCTATGGCTAATTTTAAGATTTTAATAACTACGCCTGCATTTGACAACCAAGGCAACTTACTAGGTATAGAAAACTTTATCGTGGCAGTCGTAACTAAACTAGCGGCATCAAACCTAGTTTATAACATATCAAGTGTCTCCGCTCCAGCTATTACTAATGCAGCTAGTGGAGATTTATTAACGTCGGAAATAACAGTATCAATCCTAACGAGCTGGAGCTAAAATGAGCCTCACACCTGAAGATCTAGCCTTCTTAAAAAAGATAGGCCAGATCAAAGAAGTACCAACACCTGCACCTACTAAAGAGAAAGACAAGGAGTAACAATGGCAATTTTCTTAAATAACACCGCATCGGTAACATTTAACAGCGTTGATCTTTCAGCGTATGTTACATCCGTTACCATCAATCAATCATTTGATGAACTAGAAGTAACCGCTATGGGCGACACTGCTCATAAGTTTGCTAAGGGCCTAGAGGCTTCAACAATCACTCTAGACTTTTTGAATGATAACGCTGCAACTACAGTAATTCCAACCTTGCGTGCTGCCTATGGTACAACTGTACCTGTGGTAATTAAGCAATCATCTGCCGCAGTATCAGCGGCAAACCCATCATATTCCACTACTGTATTGGTTAATAACCTACAAAACGTAAATGGTGCTGTTGGCGATATTTCATCACAGAGCATTACATTTACCTGCAACAGCGTAATAACTGTAGCAGTAGCATAAGGAGAACTAATGGCAAAGCTAAAGATAACAAGGGCTAACGGTGAAGTTACTGAACACAAAATTACACCGGGTGTCGAGTACGCTTTCGAGTTAAAGTGGTCTAACGGTATTAGCAAAATGCTACGTGAGCATGAGCAACAAACCCATATTTACTGGCTTGCTTGGGAGTGCTTACGTAGAGCTAATATCACAGTGCCTATCTTCGGTACAGAGTTTATAGACTCTTTAGATACCGTAGAAGTATTGGATGACGAAAAAAAATAGTACAGCGTGATTCTATGATCTATTCGATCGCTAGTCTTTCGATAGAAACAGGTATCGCGCCGCAGTATTTTATTGATATGGATCCAGAGATGCTTAGGGCAATAGTGCAAGTGTTATCTGATCGAGCTAAGGAGATCAAGAATGCCAGTAAACGTAACAGGCATTAAAGAGATGAAAAAAGCCTTAAGTCTCGTAGATAAAGATCTGTTAAAAGACGTGCAAGCACAAACTAGAGCTGCCATGATTCCTATTAGAGATAAAGCCAGAGGCTATGCTCCGGCAGATACAGAAGTGTTATCTGGCTGGACTAAAACTGCTGGCATTGTCGGACCCATGAAATATCGTACATTCCCTAAATATAATCAGGCACAGGTAATAGATGGCATTAAATATAATGCTGGCAGAAACAAGCGTAATGCAAAAGGTTGGGCTGCTAGTAACTACGTGTCTAATAACAGCGCACCAGGTGCTATCTTTGAAACTGCTGGCCGTAAATCAGGTCCAGGTGGCGCACCTTGGATCGGTAGAGATGTTAGCGAAACTGATAAAAGTATTTCACACTCAAATAACCCTAGAGCAGGCGCACAGTTTATTGCAGCTGCAGGCCCATTAGTTAATGCTAGACCACAGGGTATGGTTGGTAATAATAAAGGTTACAAGCAAAAGGGAAGATTGATATACAGAGCGGCTGCCGAAGAGCAAGGTAAAGCTATGTCTCATATATTAAAAGCATTAGATGAAACTGCCGCTAAGTTTGTTAAGCGCACTGAAATTAGAAGGGCAGTAAATGGCTAATTTAATTTTCTCGATTCTATCCGAATATAACGGCAAAGGACTTGCTAAAGGCAAGAAAGATGTAACGTCATTTGAAAAGAGCCTTAAAAGTTTAGGAAGAACCTTAGGCATTACCTTTGGTGCTGCTGCAATAATTAACTTTGGCAAGAAGGCCGCATCTGCTTTTGCCGCAGATCAGAAGGCTGCTAAATCATTAGAGATTCAATTAAAGAATACCGGTTACCAATTTTCAGCCCCAGACGTTGAATACTACATAGCCAACCTGCAGAAGATGTATGGCGTATTAGACGATCAATTACGACCAGCATTCCAGACTTTGTTGACCGCGAGCGGCTCACTGATCCAAAGCCAAAGAGCCTTAGCCGTTGCTTTAGATGTATCAGCTGCCACAGGTAAATCTGTTGAAGAAGTTAGCGCAGCCCTGGCTAAAGGCTTTACGGGTCAAACTACAGCTCTATCTAGACTAGGTGCAGGATTAGACAAGGCAACCCTGGCTAGTGGTGATATGGGTAAGATCCTTGATGAATTAAGTAGAAAGTTTTCAGGTCAAGCCCTAGCAAGATTAGATACTTATTCTGGCAAAATGGATAAGCTTAGGGTTGCCACAGCTGATGCTACAGAGATTATTGGCAAAGGTTTGTTAGATGCATTGTCATCTTTAGGAAAAGATAAATCATTAGATAAGTTTTCAAAAGATTTGAACAGTACCGCTACTGCTATATCTTATTTAGTAGCAGGAGTAACATCTTTAGTAGGATCATTAAACAAATTATTTAATGTAAAGGTAGGTAACGGCAGTGCCTTAGACTTTATATTAAGAAATGCGCCAGTATTAAGTTCTTATTATAATGTTGGAAAAGGCGTATCTGCTGCCGCAAACGCTCCTACTTCTAACTTTACCTATGGTTTAGGTTCTAGTGCTGGTGCAGATATTGCACGTGCTAAAGAAGCAACAGCAATTAAGAATGCTAATAAATTACGTGCGGCTGAAAACGCTGCATTGAAGGCTAAGGCCGCCTTACAAGGACTTATAGATAAGTATGATGTAGAGCGCATAGGTTTAATGGCTGCGCTTAATTTTGCAACCGATGAAGAAACTAAAGCACGCATAGCAGACAAATTAGCAATCCTAGATGGTAACGCTGCTATGGCCGCTAAATATTTAGCCGAAAGAAACGCAGAGCAGGGATTAGAAGAATTAGCGGCAGCTACCGATGATGCAGTTAAAGCCTTAGATAAGTTAAAAGGCTGGGATCCATTAAGCGGATTAAAAGTAACCGAAGCAGACAAAATAAACTCTAAGAGCCTTGCAGATTTAGCTGGTGTATTAGGTGGCTTGCTAGGCGGTTTAACAGGTAAAGGTGTTACTGGTGGATCTGCCCCTGCCATTGATCGATCTAATTCAATTATTAACGGAAATGTTAATCCAAATTACCCTGGCTTGCCACCAATTACAACGCTTTACGATCCCCTGTCTAGTTTAATGGCTACTATGGCCGATATATCATCAGCAGGTGCATACAATCCACTTTCAGGATTAAGAGCTACACCACAAGAAGCTATGGAAATTAAAGTTACTATAGATGCAGGTGGTGACAGAATGAGCCAGGCTATAGCAGAGAGCATACAGGTGGCGACTAGATCAGGTTACTCAACAGTACCTGCTGGATCTTTATAATGACGTTACCAGTAATAAATGCTGTAATTAACTTTAGCACTGGGCCAGGCTTTGCTCAGACCATGATTTTAGATACAGGAATATTAGACACTAATACTCTAGGTGATGCCGCAGCTGTAATCGTAGATGTCTCCGACAAAGTTAACCGCATAGAGACTAATCGAGGCCGTACTGCATTATCAGATCAATTCCAGACAGGCACACTTACATTACGCATAATAGATCAGAATGGCGACTTTAACCCACAAAATGTAACCGGGCCTTATTACGAATTACTTACACCCATGAAAAAGGTGCAGATCAGTGCTACCTATGGCGGTGTTATCTATCCAATATTTCAAGGCTTTATTACAAGTTATGTAACTACATACCCAGATGATTCTGGTGAAGATTTAGCCATCACTACCATACAGGCAGTAGATGCATTTAGATTAGCCCAGTTAGCCCAGATTAGCACAGTCACAGGAGCCACTGCTGGCAATTTATCAGGTACACGTGTTAATCAGATATTAGATCAAATTGGCTGGCCTTCAACCATGCGTGATGTAGATGCAGGGCTTACTACTATGCAGGCAGATCCCGGCACTAACCGCACAGCATTACAGGCTTTAACTACTGTTGCTTCATCCGAGTATGGATCTTTATATGTAGATGCAACTGGCTCGTTTGTATTTCAAGATAGATCAGTAACTGCTGGATCTATTAGCGGCACTGCAACAGTGTTTGCAGATAATGGGACAGGTATAATTTATTTTGATGCTAATTGGATTCTTAACGATGTGCTTATATTTAACAAAGCCACTATTACTAGAACCGGCGGCAGCGCACAGGTAGCCTTAAACCAAGCCAGCATAGATAAATATTTCTTACATAGTTACTTTTTAGATAACCTACTTATGGAAACCGATGCAGTAGCCCTAGATTACGCCCAGGCTTATGTGGCTAGCAGAGCCGAGACAAGCATCCGAGTAGATTCCATAGTGCTAGACCTATACACACCTGATTACAACACCGGCATAATTGCAGCTTTAGACCTAGACTTCTTTGATCCAATCAAGGTAATTACTACTCAGCCAGGTGGATCTACCCTAGAAAAAACATTACAGATTTTCGGTGTCAAAATGAACATATCACCGAATAGTTGGCGCACTACATTCACGACATTAGAGCCGGTCATAGATTCCCTTGTCTTAAATGACACAATTTATGGCACTTTAGACTATAATGTCCTAAGTTACTAGGGAGTACAAATGGCTAAACAGACGTTTACGACAGGGCAGGTATTAACAGCTGCTCAAATGAGTTCATTACAGCAAACCGCTATGGGCGGTGGATCACCTGTTACTAAAACAGCTTCTTATGTATTAACAGCTGCCGACGCTGGCACTGTAATTCAAATGAACAGCGCAACTGGTACAACCATTACGGTTAATACAGCTTTATTTTCAGCTGGAGATTCTGTTCAAATACAAAATATTGGCGCAGGCACATGCACAATTACCGCTGGTACTGCAACAGTTAATAGCGCAGGTAGTTTAGGCATTACACAATACGACGGTGGATTTTTATATTTTAGTTCTGCTAGTTCTGCAATATGGTTTGATTATACTCAGGCTGGTACTGCAATACCTTTAACTACTAAAGGTGATCTATTTGGTTACAGTACAACAAACGCTAGGATTCCCGTTGGTGCAAACGCAACCGTTCTCACAGCCGACTCAACTGAAGCACTTGGAGTCAAGTGGGCAACCGTTGCGGGTGGCGGCATGACTTTAATCAATACTGGCGGAACAACATTTGCTAATGGAACAAACACAATAAGTTCAATTCCAAGCACTTATCAAAACTTATTTATTGTTATTGAAGATTATTTACCTTTTGATAATAACGCATTTGTCCAAATGAGATTTAATAGCGATGGCACAGCAAGCAGACATAATCAACTTGAGCCTAACAATGTTCCCATATCGGCTGCACAATTTACTAAAACAAACGCAAATGTTAGTTCAGCGCAAAGTAATAATTCTGGCTCATCAAGTTTAATTGTTATTGAAATTCCAAATTATGCTAATACAACTACTTGGAAAATGGCAAAATGTCGTTCTTTAATGAACAATGGAACAACTGTAAGTGATTTTAATTATACAGAACTTATTGCAATGTATAATCAAATAGGCGCAATCTCATCACTACAATTTTCAACAGGTACAAACAACACATTTGGAAGCGGTGCAGGATTATCAGGCACAATTTATGTATATGGGGTAAAATAATGGCACAAAATAAAAAACAATATCATGAATTTAATTGCGAAACAGGTGAAACAACTGTTAGAGATTTTACTGCTGAGGAATTGGCGCAATATGAGGCAGATCAGGCAGCGCAAGTAATTGTTCAAGCCGAAGCCCAAACAAAAGCAACCGCTAAGGCTGATCTATTAGCAAAACTTGGTATCACAGCTGAGGAAGCCGCTTTACTTCTTTCATAATGAAACCGTGGTTATGCGCTGCTGGAGAAGAACTTAGAGATGCCGTTACTACCTGGTATCCAGATCGGCGCACTACCAGTGATGGGTGGATTGGTGATGCTCGTCACAGTGCCAGAAAATCGGATCATAATCCAGACAGCACCGGATGCGTGCGAGCCATTGATATTGATTCTCGCTTGGATACATCCGAAGGGCTCTCGGTTTATCTGGCTGACCAGATCAGAATCTGTGCGAAAACCGATAAGCGCATATCTTACGTAATACATAACGGCATGATTGCAAGCAAGATACTTAACTTCAAGTGGCGCAAGTATTCTGGATTTAATAAACACACAAAGCATATTCACGTTAGCTTTACAAAGTTAGGCGACAAAGACGGCAAAGCGTTCGATATACCACTACTAGGGGGCAAAATATGAAGATAACTAAAAAGCACAAAGCAATACTAAAGTCCTACGCACGTGGGGTATTAGTATCCTTTTTAACATTTTTAGCTAGTAATGAATTAGGTTTAGATCCTGCTATCTCTGTGATCGTTGCAGCTTTAGCCGGTCCAGCAGCTAGGGCTCTAGATAAATCCGACAGTGCTTATGGCATCGGTGCTAATGAAGCATGACACCGGGAGAATGGGCTGGCTTTGGAGCTGGCGTTATCGCTGTGCTGTCAGGCGGGCTAATCGGATTACGTTTTATAGTTAAAGGCTGGCTTAATGAGTTGCGCCCCAATTCTGGCACATCAATTAAGGATGCCATTAACCGAATAGACGAAAGAAGTTCACGACTTGAACAGCGTGTTGATGATCTATTTGTTTTAATTAGTAAGTCATAATTTTAATATGGCTAATACACGTAAGCGAAAGAAGATCAATAGGCGCGTGGTGCGTAAATCACCCGATCCTTTATCTAAACTAGAAGTGTTTTATATAGCCAAGCATGAGATGTATAAAGCAGCACGTAAGGCTGGATTTAGTGAGCCTATTGCCCTTGCATTATTGGATAGCGCATCGTCTATGCCCGACTGGGTAGTAGGTGATAACGGCATTATTCCATCTATTCCTACTCCAGAAGAAGATGAAGATTAAGCGATATTTAGTAATAAGTGACCTACAAATCCCATTCCATCACGAAGCAACTGTAAAAAACGTAATCAAGTTAGCACGTAGGGAGAAGTTTGATTCTGTATTGGTGGTCGGCGATGAAATTGATTTTAATACAATTAGCAAGTGGGCCGAAGGAACACCTATGGCTTATAAGCAAACCATTCACCAAGATCGTGAGCTTACTAAGGAGATTCTCTGGGATCTAAGTGAGTATTCTAAAGAATGCCACATTATCCGAAGCAACCATACAGACAGGCTTTACAACACTTTATTAAAAGTACCTGGCTTAATCAGCCTGCCTGAATTGCAGTACCCAAAGTTCATGGGGTTTGCTGAGATGGGCATGACCTACCACAAAGAAGCATATGAGTTTGAACCCGGCTGGATGTTAGCCCATGGCGATGAAGGCAACATGTCTCAGCACGCCGGTATTACTGCCCTTAACCTGGCTAAAAAGTGGGGTAAGTCAGTATTGTGTGGCCACACCCATAGACTAGGCATGAGTGCCTATTCAGAGGGCGTAGGAAGCCATTACAGAGCCTTATATGGGGTAGAGGTAGGTAATCTCATGGATAGAAAAAAAGCGTCTTATTTACGCTATGGAAGCGCGAATTGGCAGATGGGTATTGCTATACTAGAAGCCGTAGGAAAGACGCTAACACCAACGTTAGTGCCGATCTCAAAGGATGGC